CCCACCACGGGACACCGAGAAAAGGGCAGGACGAGCGAAACGGAGCCTAAAGCAGGTTCCTATAGCGGCTGAAACATCGTCTACGCAAGGCGATCACGGTAAGGCACGACAAGGACTGGATTCAAGGGAGGCGACGCCGCTACGGGGCTCTGGTGAAAGTGGTATCCCACAGTGGGACACCGAACCGGAAAGCAAGGAAATTACGCTTGTCGATCTTCTGGTGTCCCAAAAAGAGGCCTCGGTGTCCCAAAAACAGGCCTCGGTGTCCCAGAATCGGGGTTCCCTAATTAAAAGAATTAAATCAGAAGAATCCCCCTTAAGCCCCCCAGAGGGGGGCACACTCCCCAAGGTCGCTGCGATGTCTGCGACCGAAGCGGAGGAGTTGCGCTATGTGAACGAGTTCAGGGCGCGATTGAAGCCGCCGTTGCCGCCACTCTCACACCTTGAGAAATCCCCCGCGAGAGGCACGACTTACCCGGACCGGCCGCAGCGGCGTAGACGGAGGCGATTGTGATGATCGACCTGATGAACAAGATGTACGAGAACCGCGGCAACTGCGTGGATGAGGACGGCGACGTCGTTGCCATGCCGACGGGTGGATTTCCGATCGTGGCAGGAGCGTGGCCCAATCGCCACCTGGGAGCGATCCAGGTCCGATGCGAGATATGCAATCGGTTCGCGGGGCTCTCTCCAAAAGGTTTGGCGATACACCGGGAGCAACCGGAGCAGCGGCCGATCTGGTGCGCTCGCTGTTGGGAAGAGCTTCTTGCGCTGGCACAGATGCAGGAGAGAAAGCCGGTGCATTGAGCGCTTCGGCGCTCAGGAGCTTAGGTGCTTAGGTGCTTAGGTGCCTGAGTGCCTGAGTGCCGAAGAGATCTTGGTTGTGAAGTTTTTGAAGTTCCTGAAATAGAGCAGCACACATCGAGCACCAGGAGCGTAGCAAATGATCATCACCGTAGCGAGTTACAAAGGCGGCGTGGGCAAGACGACCACGGCAATCCATCTCGCCGCTTTTCTCAATTCCCTTTCTCCAACCCTTTTGCTGGACGGCGACCAGACCAGGAATGCGACCTCGTGGGCGCGGCGTGGAGTTTCCGAGGACGGCACGAAGTGCTTCCCTGTCCGCGTGGCGCCGATCGACCAGGCGGCGAAGCTGGCGCGCGAGTATCAGCACATCGTGATCGACACCGGGCAGCGGCCGAGCGCGGACGATCTCGAGGCGGCGGCCGAGGGCTGCGACCTGATGGTGGTGCCGGCGATTCCGTCGGCGCTCGACACCGATGGGCTGGGTCAGACGATTCGAGCGTTGCAGAAGATCGAGGGCGCGAAGTTTCGCGTGCTGCTGACGCGCGTGGCTCCGGATGCGAGCCGCGAGGCGGCCGAGCTGCGCGAGCTGCTGGCCTCGATCGACGCGCCGGTGTTTGCGACGTCGATTCCCCGTTTGAAGGCCTTCGAGAAGGCGGCCGGCGCCGGCGTGATCGTCGACCAGGCGAAGGACCCGCAGGCCGCGCGGGCGTGGGCGGCCTATGAGGAAGTCGGACGGGAGATGCTGCGATGAGCGGCCACGAATCGAGTACAGCCATGCCGACACAGATCTCCCGCGAGGCCTGGGATGCCGCGATGTTGCTGATGGAGATCGTGGGCGACATGCTGCGCGAAGCCGGATATGTCGAAGCCGAGGGGCGAAGTCAAAGCACGGAGACTGTCGCGAAGATGGTCCAGCACGCAATCAACCGAGTGCTTGATCGGACGGTGCGGCCATGAACCTCAAGGATGCATTCGCGGGGATTCGCGAGGCGCAGGAACCTGAGAGCTTAGGTGCTCAGGCACCTAGGAGCCTAGGAGCCCAGGAGCCCAGGAGCCTGAGAGCCGAAGCACCTAAGCGCCCAGGTGCTCAGGCACCTAAGCGCCTGGGTACTCAGGAGCCTAAGCGCCTGCCGGTGCAAGGGACGGCTAAGAGTAAGCACCCGGACTTTGAGGCGGTGAAGATCTACATCCGCAGCGAGACGCGCCGGCGGGCGTTTCGCAAGTGGGAGGACGCCCAGGGCGGCGACTTCTCGGAGTTGGTGGAAGAGTTGTTGAACAGGTACGTAGGTGCCTAGGTGCTTAGGTGCCAAGGTGAAGTTCTACATGCTACCGGCGTGGTGGCAATAGGAGCCTAGGAGCCTAGGTGCCTGAGTGAACGGAGAGGAGAGCGATGGGAAAGACGAAGCGGCAGAAGGAACGGAAGCGGATGACGGTGGCGAAGGGGAAGGCCGACGAGATGGAGGCGCGCGAGGCGTATCGGCGTGCGGATGCCTGGGCGCGCAGCACGGAGGGCCGGGCTTACGGCGCGGTCTTGACCAGGCTCGATGCGGAGGCGGAGAAACCATGAGTGCGGAGCAGGCGGGTGCGGAGATCGTGATGATGGTGAATGCGGTGGTGCGGGCGCTGGTCGAGGCGCCGGATGACTCATGCGTGCTGGCGCGGTTTGAGGACGGCTGGGTGCGGGTGAATATCTCGGTGCCGCCGGACGACCTGGGCAAGGTGCTGGGGCGGTCGGGCAAGACGATCCGGTCGCTGCGGTCGATCGTGCAGGCGGTGAGCTCGAAGAACAAGGTGCGCTGCGAGCTGAATGTGTACGAGACGCGAGGTGCGGCATGAACGATGTGATCCTGCTGACGCCGCCGAATACGGCGCCGCCGGTGGAGCGGGTGTGGATGTTCGTTTCGCGCGATATCGAGGGGCGCGAGAACGTGTGCGGCTCGGTGATCGGGGAGTTGGGAACGCAGCCGCTGATTACTGGCAATCCGCGCATGCTGGAGTTGTTCAAGCCGGTTGCCGCAGAGATGGCGAGGCAGACGGCCGGGACCGGGCGGACGATCCACCTGTTGAGCTTTACCGGGAGAGAAGAGATCGAGGGCTGGCGATGAGGGTGCTCTGGCGGTGTGTGTTTGTGACCGACATTGCGGTGCTGGCGGCGCTGATCAAGGGAATTCGCTTCGCTGCGGACTGGCTGTCGCTGACCCAGGCGCGGATCGAGCAGGGATTGATCGCGGCGTACACGGTTTGCGCGGTCGGCGGTGCGTGGCCTCTATCGGTGCGTTGGACAGTGATCGCGGTACAGCTTCCAATCGCGGCGTGGATGTGGTGGATGCATCGGCGGCCGTCGGCGGCGCGCACTGTTGCGCTGTTTACTCTCGCGGGCCCAAGGGTGTTTTCGCTGGTGGTCTTTTCGCTTATCAGTGTCCCGGTTGCGTGGGCGCGGTGGCCGGGATGGGGCTTTACCCTGGCGATGAATGTGCTCTATGTGGCGATCTACTACCTGGTCTCGCTGCCCTCGGGCGGGGAACCGGGCCGGCGGCGGAAGCTGGCGCTGGCGAAGCTGAAGGAGATGTTCGGGACGAGCTGGGTTCCGGTCCCGGCGGAGGGAATGCCATGCCGATGAACGAGACCAGGACGCGAGCGGAGCATCTGGCCTGGGCGAAGGAGCGGGCGCTCGAATATGCGATTGCAGGAGACACGACCAGCGCGATCGCGTCGATGATCTCGGACCTGCGCAAGCATCCGGAGCTCGAGAACCACATGGGATTGATCTTGTTTCTCGGCGTGAGGACGCCGGAGCAGGTGCGGCACTGGATTGAAGGATTCAACTAGAGGAGAACAAATGCCAATCATGAATTACACCACTGTCGTTCCGCCGGAGAAGTCGATCGGCGAAATAACCTCGCTGCTGATACGCAAAGGCGCACGCTCCATCACCCAGGACTTTTATGACGATGGAAGAGTAAAAGCCGTCAGCTTCATCATGGCTGTAGGAGGCGTACCGACGCGGTTTGTGCTGCCCGCGAATACCACCGGCGTTGCGGGCGTGATGATGCAGGAGAAGCCATTCAATCCATCGCGTCATCGCGGGACTCGCGACGCTTATCGCCAAAAGATGATGAGCCATGCCGAGTGGGTGGCATGGCGAATCTTGAAAGATTGGGTAGCCGCACAGATGGCGTTGATCGAGTCCGGTCAGGCGCAGGCCGCGCAGGTATTTCTGCCCTATGCAACCGAAGCAAGCGGTCGAACGATCTACGAACTTTTTGTTGAGAACAATCAGAAGCAGCTAGGGAGCGGCGAGTGAGTACTAGATCACAACTAACAGAAGATCGATATGTAAAGACGCCAGTGGGCCAACTTCTCTACGATCTGGCTTTTGCTGATCGGACCGATAAGTGGCTTGCTCAAAAGCACCAGATACCGATCGCCGAGATACGCAATCTGCGAAAGAGTCCCGTCCTCGTTAACCTCCGCCGCCAGGTGAAGCAGGACATCAAGAAAGGGCTACTCAATGAGCGATAAACCGGCGGAGCACTTCTTCGTGAACGGAATTGTGGCGGCGCGGGACAAGATGCCTTATATCCAGCTCTCGAACGAAAACGGGATGATTGCGCAGCTGACGATGGCGCAGGCGCAGCAGATCGCGAAAGATATCCTGGTGATGGCGACGCGCACCGAGGCCGACGCGATGATCCTGAAGTTTTTTACGCGGTCGGACTTTCCGGACGAGGCCGCGGCGCACCTGATGACGATGTTCCGTGACTTTCGCGCGGAGCTGGACCAGGAAGGGATTGAGCGCGTATGAGCAAGCGGTGCAGCTACGTCGATCGCTCGAAGTCTCCTAATGTTCCCTGCGGCTATCTGGCCGCGGACGGCAGTCAGCGGCAGTACTGCCCGAGGCATGAGCTGCTGGTACCGGCGCTCGAGGCCGAGAAGGGGAAGAAGGCGATGACCAGGCTCAAGCGGTCATTGCAACCCAAGGCGCGGCGATGAGTTGCCGCGCCCCTGGCCGCCGATTTACCACAGGAAGCGGCGCTGGCCGATGCTGTCGAGCTTGCGGCCGAAGAAGGCCTTCTGCCAGCCCTTGCGCGGGGCTGAACCCTTCATCAGCTCGCAGCAGCGATGGCAGCTCCAGTCGCGGCGGTTGAAGAGGGCCTTGCACTGGCGGGAGTGGCGGGTTGAGCCATCGAGATTGACCTCGGGCGGGTACATGCCGTGCACGGGGTCGAGACGGAGGGGTTCGAGGTCGAGCCGGGGAAGGACGAAGCTGAGCGACTGGCGGGCATCTTCGTTGGCGCGATGGATCTCGCGCATGCGGATGCACTGCTGCGGGGTATAGCGGCCGGAGATGCGGGCCGCGGCGCAGATATCGAGCGCCTCGCGGTGCAGACGGGTGAGGGCGTCGATCGCTTCGAAGCGGCTGCGGGGTGAGAGGTTTGGGCGTGCGCTGGGGGTTGCGTTATTCTCGGACAGCGCGGGTACAGCAACACCTTGGCGGGTGTGCATGATGAGCCTCCTGGGGCTTGTTGTGCGAGCTGTGCTCGCGTTTTCAGTTGTCCGGCCGCTCCCCGTTGGCGCGGGGAGGGACGGGGCTAAGCTGCCTGGTTGAACTTGATGGGTTGAATTTTCTTCCGTCGCGCCTGTTTGGCGTGCCAGAAGTCGTATTGGTTCTGAACCTTGAACCAAATATCGGTCTGCTGCTGTCCGAGCGCCTCTGCTATCTTGATGGACATCTCGGGGGTGACAGCGGCCTTCTCGTTGAGAATGCGCGAGAGCGTATTGCGAGAGACGCCGAGATGAGCGGCAAACTCTCCAACCGTCATCGGGATGCCTTCGATAATGTCTTTGATGACAGCGCCCGGGTGGGCTGGGTTATACATATTCATAGGATTTTCTCCTCTTGATAAACCCTTCTAGTGGTAGTCCTGATAGTTGACGAGGATGGCGTCCTCGCCCTCGAATCTGAAAGTAATTCTCCAATTGCCATTGACCTTGACGGAGAAGTGTCCGGCCTGATCGCCTTTGAGTTCATGAAAGGCCCAACCCGCCACATTCATGGTGGACGCCATGACGGCTGCATCGAGCGTGGTGAGCAGCAAGTTCAGCTTCTTCGCATGCGCCGGTTGAATCCCGGCCTTCGAGCCTGTCGTGAAGAACTTTTCCAGCCCGGCGTGCTTGAACGACTTGATCATGAATCGAGTGTAATGCGTAGCGTTACACTTGTCAACAGAATAATGCGTATCCGGTAAAAAGAGTTGAGGGTAAATGTCAGGGGCGTGACGCAGGTTGTGACCTGAAGGTTGTACGGTGCCACGAAAGTCTATTGCCGAAATTGCGGGTGCGGCTTATAGTCGAATCTGCTTAGCCCGGTGGGGGCTGACTGGTGGGTTGTTCGAGCTGGAACTGTGTGGGTTTGTCGAAACTTGTACGAGTGCGCCCGGAACATCGGATCACGACGGCCTCACTCTGAGCAGGCCATAGAGCGAATGATTCCGTGCGCTTAAAACGCTTCATCACTGACTGAACGACTGCCCGCAAATCGCGGGTTTTTCTGTTTTTGGGGACTCTTGACTATGCGGAAACGCTGTCGCAGCCGTGTGCGTTCACGCGGCAAGGTTGTATTGAACGCCTATACGCGCAAGGTGGCCTACTTTGCATACAGCCAGTCTTCTCCGCGTTGGCGGGAGTGGACGTTCCGTACCAAGTCGCAGCGGGCGGCCGAGCAGCTGGTGGCGGCGGGTGAGGCGGAGCCGATTGTGCGCGAGGTGGACGGCGTGGTGCAGGTGGTGGGCTACCGCGCGCTGTCGCCGACGAGCTGGGAGCGGCCGAGCCCGGCGACCCTGACCTACAGCACCATGATGGCCGTAGGGAATGACGAGGAAGGCGCGAAGCTGTCGCGCTGGGAGCGTCGCGAGATATTGAAGTTCCGGGTGTGGCCGTTGATCGGCGATACCCGGGCGGTGGCGGTGCGTCCGCGAATATCAGCCGATGAGCGGAGGCACGCCGAGGGGTTGCTGGCCAAGGGTGGACGGCCCTGGCCGGCAGTCCCTCCAGGAGCGGCTGAGACCTCGGGAATCCTGAGCGCGGCGTGATCTCGCTGCGTAGGAAGAAGGCGGGGAAGTCTGCCGCGAAGATCGAGATTGTTTCGGCACACCCGAACCGGGCGCCGTTCGAGGGCGTCCTGACGTTTGTGGACGTGGCCAGCGATCAGTCTCCCAGTGGAGCGCGCGGGCATCGCATCATTCTGACCAGGGCAGCAGCGGAGGCGGCGATCCCGAGCCTGCTGGGCATGGCGGTTGACTACAAAGACGGCTGGGAAGGGCACGACGCGCGGCAGAAGTGCGGCGTCATTACCTCGGCCGAGCTGGTCGGGAGGGAGCTGCGGGTCCGCGGCCATCTTTACCTGCGCGACTTTCCGGAGCTGGAAGAGCAGCTGACGGACGCGATGGGGATGAGCTTCGAGCTGGCCGACGCGCATGTGGCCGATATGCGCGCCACGATCTGGAAGCTGACGCGAGTAACGTTTACGGGCGCGGCGGTGCTGCTGGCGAAGAAGGCGGCCTACCGGAAGACCAGCTTTCGCCTGGTGAACGGCCTGGCGATGGCTGCGGAGTCGCGGGCGTGACGAAGAAGGTTGCGGCGAAGAAGAAGACGCCGGAGAGACGAAAGGCTTCCGGGAAGCGACCGGCGGTGAAGAAGTCGGCTGCGAAGCGTCAGGCGAAACTTCCTGGGGAGGGTGCGAAGCCTGGTCGCGAGCAGCAGGCCGCCGGCAGCGCGGATGCAGTCTTTGCCGCGCTGCCGGCCAAGCAGCAGCAGTTTGTGCTGGAGTATCTGGGCAATGGGTTCAACGCGGCTGCCGCTGCGCGCTCCGCTGGCTATGCCAAGGGCAACGCGGACACGCAGGGCAGCCGGTTGCTGGCCAACCCGAAGGTGAAGGCGGTGCTGGCCGAGCGCACCACGAAGATCACGCAACAGCGGCAGATCACGGCGGAGGCGGTGCTGGCCGAGATCGCGAAGATGGCGTTCTTTGACCCGCGCAAGCTGTTTCGCGCGGATGGGCTGATCCCGATCACGGAGCTGGGCGATGAGGAGGCGGCGTCGATCGCGGGCGTGGAAGTGATTCAGATGAAGGGCTCGGGGCGCGGAAAGAACAAGCAGCCGGGGCCGGTGCTGAAGAAGATCAAGATCGCCGACAAGGGCATGAACCTGGAGCGGCTGGGGCGGTATCTGAAGCTGTTCACGGACAAGGTGGAACATACCGGCGTGCTCGGGGTGCAGCTAATTACCAGCGTGCCGCGGCCAACGCGCCCTGACGCCGGGCAGGCGCCACTTCGTGGGGTTCTTGACGCTTCGCGTAAGGACAAGGACTAGATGCAGACGGGGGTTGAGCGCTTCTCGCAGGACTTTCACGAGAAGATGCTGAAGATCGACTTTCGCGATCGCTACGACCCTTATCCGAAGCAGCGTTTGTTCCATGCTTCGCTGGCTCCGTTCAACTTTCTGGGCGGAGCGGCGGGGCCGGGCAAGACGGCGTGCGGGATCGTCGAGCACATGGTTGCGGCGAACGAGTTCAACCGGGACGACGCGCCGCATGTGCACACGCTGATGTTGCGGCGCACCCAGCCGAAGCTGCGGGCGACATTGGTGACGCGCTTCGAGGAGCTGATCCCGAAGGAGCTTTACCGGAGCTTCGACCGCTCGTCGCTGAAGGTGACCTGGGGCAACGGAGCGACTTCGAACTTCGGCTCGATGCAGTATGAGCACAATGCCTGGGACTGGCAGGGGCAGTGGTACAAGATTTTCTACGACGAGTTGTGCGAGTTCACGTTCGGGCAGTGGAACGCGACCTCGGCGTGGAACCGGTGTCCGGTGTCGCCGTGGTGCACGAAGGACGGTGCGGGCAATCCGATCGGGATCGGAGCGCCGTGGGTGCGGCGGGTGTTTGTCGAGCATCGGCCGTGCGACGAGATGGAAGAGCATCAGCGCCTGGCGTACAAGGCCAGCGACTATGCCTACTATCCCTGCACGTACCTCGACAACCCGATCTATGCGAAGGACCCGACGTTTCTTCGCAACCTGAACAGCTATCCCAAGGCAATCCGGGACGCGCTGATGAACGGGTCGTGGGACGTGGTCGGTGGCTACTTCTATGGCGCCTACGACGTGGCGGAGAACACCTGTCCGCAGAGCGAGTGCCAGCCCCAGAGCTGGCATAAACGGTGGATCTCGGGCGACTGGGGCTTTGAGCACTGGGCGGCGATCTACTGGCACTACATGGACGACTATGGCGTGGTTCGCACCTACAAAGAGCGCCTGGTCAAGCACCATGACCCGGAGATGCTGGCGGAGCTGGTGATCCGGGAGTCGATGGATGAGGAGGGGACGTTTCCGAAGTTCGTCTCGTTCCCGTTCTCGCACGACGCCTTCGCGGACCAGACGACGAAGAGCTACGGCGCGAATGCGAACTCGGTTGCGGTGCGCATGGGACGGGTGCTGCGGCCGTATGCGCTGCCGCTGCCGATGAACTCCGGCCGGGACAAGATCGGGCGCGAGCAGACGATGTACAACATGCTGCGCCGGCGGGTGAAGTGCGGCAAGACGGCGGATGGAATTCCGATCGAGCGGGCGAACTGGATCATCTCGGACGAATGCCCTCGGCTGATCGAGTGCATCACGACGGCGCCGCGCGATGAAGACAAGGTCGAACAGATTGCAGAGTTCCTGGGCGATGACCCGCTACAGGGCGCGGGGTACGGGATCTATCACATCCTGGGCGGACCGGGAAAGAAGCCGCGCGAGCAGCTGCTGCGGGAAGAGATCGACGCCGCACCGGACGAGCGGGCGAAGCACTTTATCCGCCTGCGGGAGACCGAGCGGCGCAACCAGATGCGAGGGCCGAAGAACTGGTGGGACTAACTTCGTTAGGGGTTCTCGACGCGCGCTGCGCGTGAAGGGCAGAGACATGGAATATAGCGATTTTGTGAAGATACCGGCGCAGTGGTGCCGCAGGTGGACTCTCGGCTTTCGTATCCAGCGGGCGGTGCGGCTGTGGCTGGGCGTGGGCGACATCCTGCAAGCGCAGGACGACTTCGGCAGGATGCAGACGGCGCGGCTGGGCCTGGTCCTCGAACAGCAGGTCAAGGACCAGCGGGAGATCAGGGCGCTGCGCGAGGCGGTGCAATCGATGCATTCGGTCCAGCAGACCCAACTCGATCAGATCCAGCGGGGGCTGGGTGCGATGGCCGCGATGCAGCAGCGCGAGAGTACCGATGTGTTGAACCGCGAGACGGCGCTTCTCGGTGCGGTTGTCGCAGTACAAGGCGCAGTTGGGGCGCTGCAGGAGACCGAGGACCGGATCTACCTTCTGCTGGAGCCGCATGCGATGAAGCTGCGCGAGCGTGCGATCCCGGTGAAGGGTTGGGACGAGGTGCAGCGGGAGAATTTGAGGCAGTTCGAGGAGAGTGCAGATGGCAAGTCCATTCGTGGGTAAAGACGGTTCGCGGCACACCAACCGCGAGAGCATGAAGCGGGCGGACGCGCGTTTCGGATCGAAGCAGACGCAACCGGCGCAGGGCGGCGACGAAGGCGAAGGCGACGACTACAACGCCGGTGCCGAGGATCAGGCCCAGGACGGCAGCGCGATGGCGGCCGAGCATGGGCCTGCAGTCGAGATCAACATGCAGCACGACCATGAGGGCGGCCGGCACAGCGTTCACGCGGTCCATCCCGATGGCCATGCGCACGATAGCCAGCATGGCAGCGCGGACGAGGCGCACCGGTTCGCGGCCCAGGTGGCCGGCGCGGGCGAGTGACCGCCGCCGCGACCCTGAAGCTGCAGAAGGTAAAGCCGGGCTATTCGCAGTCGGTGGGCGACCGCTGGCCGTGCTGCCTGCCGTGCGTACTGGGAGCACATGACAAGTGCGTGAAGCCGTGTAACTGCGCGCACACGACCAACGGATGAGGACACGATGAACTTTGATCGACTTCCGAAGATCAATTCGGACGCGAAGACCTGCGTGCGCTGGAACCCGAAGCGGAAGCTCTACGAGCTGGTGGTGGGCGGCGTGATGCTGGCCTCGATCTCGCGGCTGCGGATGTCGATCCGGGCGGAGCGGGAGAAGTTTCGCGCCCAGGTGGCGGCGACGGCGCAGGTAGTGAGGTGGAAGAAGTGATGAAGACGCAAAGAGTCAATCTCGGCGGCAAGGGATCGTTCGACGTGAAGAAGGGTGCGTTGCACGAGGACCTGGGCATACCGCTGGGCGAGAAGATCCCGGACGAGCGGCTGAAAGAGGCCGAGCACTCGAAGAACCCGCAGATCCGGCGGCGGGCGATCTCGGCCGAGGGATTCAAGCACATGAGGCACGGCGGCTAGATGGACCATTTCGTGGAAGTGAACGGAAAGGTCGATGTGCTGCAGGCGTTCTGCGAGGCGCAGATGAAGCGGGCCATGGACGCCGTGACCGACGAGCTGCTGGCCGACTACATCCGCAATCATGCGCTTTCGAGAGGAGCTGCTGTTGGCCAAGCCTAACGATGACGGGAAGCAACCGACGATGCTGGTCCCCATGCCGGACGATCCCGATTATGTACCCGGGAAGTATGCTGCGATTGATATCTCTCCTGAGCCGATGTTCGGGCCGGACCAGCTGGGGACGTACAAGACGGCGATCGCCGACCTGACCCAGGCGGTGACGCGGACGGATTCGAGCGCGTGGATCTTCCGCGTGCTGCAGGTGTGGGAGGCGCGGCTGTTCTCGCGCGGCTACCAGTTTCTGACGACGGGCAACAAGGGCATCGGCCTCTACGGCGGACCGGGCACGGCGTCGCCGTCCTCGATCATGGCGACCGGCAATGCGATGAAGCTGTTTCCGGTGAACGTCTACGGCGCGCGCCAGGACAAGATCACGGCGGCCGGATCGCGCGAGGTTCCGGGGTTGCAGTTCTCGCCCAAGGACCCGGATTCGCCTCCGGATCAGACGGCGGCGGATGAGTCGGACAGCTACCTGAAGGTGTGGCTGCTCGACGCGGGCATCAAGGGCGTGATCGCGCGGATCTGGCGGTTCTTTTATACCGATGAGACCGCGGTGCTGTGGACGGCCTCCTGGGCGGACCAGCAGCGCTGGGGCACGGAGAAGCCGGACAAGCAGGACGGCGTCGGCGTGTATGGCGCGCCGGAAGACAAGGGCCTGACTCCGGAGACGGAGATGCAGGACGATGAGACGAATGCGGCTGGAAGTGACGCTGCGGGCGTTGGAAGTGAAACGGATGACGCGGGAAGTGAAACGAATGACGTCCAGAATGACGTCCGGGACGACGTCGACGAGGAGCGGCCCGCGATCTGCGAGCTGACCAAGGCGTATGGCGTGCTCGAGTGCAAGACGCCGATCTATGCGGACGAGATCCACGACATGGGTTCGATCCGGATCGCGACCGAGGTCGATGCCGACATTCTGAAGGAGCGGTACCCCTGGATCGAGGACAAGATCGAGGCCGGGCAGTCGGTGGCGGGGTCGAGCGACCAGTACGACCGCATGGCGCGCATCAATGTGCGGCTGGCGGTGCAGAACTCGACCGCGTCGGGCGAGACCTTTCAGAATGAGGCGACGGAGACGCACGACTGGCACCGGCCTTCGAAGTATCGCCGGATCAAGGACAAGGCTGTCCGGCAGGTGTTTTACGACAACTTCCCCAAAGGGCTGCGGGTGACGCATGCGGGGTCGGAGCTGGCGTTTGTGCGCAACGAGTCGATGGACGACCACCTGGTCATCATCCACTCGAAGGAGGGCGACGGCCAGAACCGCCGGGCGATCGGCGCGAACTACCTGCCGCTGCAGAAGATTCTGAACCAGAATATTTCACTGCTCGTGAAATATTTTGTGGGCTGCATTCCGCGGCGGTTTGCGGCAGAAGGTCCGATCGACGTCACGGCGATGAATCAGCAGAGCAGCGACCCGAGCATTACGACGCCGGTGATGCTGGAGGCCGGACAGACGATCGACAGCATTACCGGGATCGAGAAGGTGCCGCAGCCGACGACCGGGCTGATGGAGTTTGTGCAGTGGCTGGTCGAGGGAGCGCCGGAGGTGATGGATGGCGCGACGCCGGCGATGTTCGGCCAGGGCGAGACCGGCACGGTGGGCGAGGCGACGCTGAACCGCGACCAGTCGCTGCAGGTGTTCTCGCAGCCCTGGGGACAGACCTGCGTTGGTCTGGCCGCGGCGGCGACCCAGGCGGCCAGGTGCGCGGCGCTGAACCGGGTGACGAATATCAGGAGCCGGACGCCGGGGCAGGGCAAGCTGACGGTGGAGCTGAGCAACCTGCAGGGCGATGCGTTGTGCGCTCCGGTGTCGCTCGAGATTCCGCAGACGCTGGCCGAGCAGGAGGCGCAGACGGCGCAGTTGGTGGAGCAGAGCGCGAACGTGGAGATCTACAAGGCCATCGTGAGCGACCCGCTGAACCTGCCGTTCTTCTCGCGGATGCCGAGCCTGAAAGGGCTGAACATTCCTGGGCTGGACGCGGTGGAGAAGCAGCAGGGCGAGTTTGAACTCCTGACCGACTCCGGTCCGATGGACAATCCGGATCTCCTGGAATGGCCGGATTATGCGACCTGGACGGCGCTGATGCAGGTTGTGAAAGATGGCGAAAGCCACCCGGAGGCGCAGACCCCAGAGGGCCAGCAGGTCCTCGCAAAAGCCAAGCAGGCACTCGCGCAGTTGGTTCCACCTGTACCGCCGCAGGTGTCGAGCGTTCCCGTGGCGCAGAACGGCAGCGAGAACCATCTGATCGAAGCGCTGGTGACGTTGGCGATGATGAACTCGGCCCAGGGCAGGAAGTACAAGAACGGCGACGAGCAGCAGCAGCAGGTCTACGCCAATCTCGAACTGCACTGGCAGGAGCACGAGGCGATGGCGAAGAAGCTGACGCCGGTGCAGCCGCTGCCGGTGAAGGCCTCGGCGACGGTGGCGATCGACAAGCTGCCGCCGAACGTGCAGGCGCAGGCGTTGCAGGCGATGGGCGTGGCGGCGACGCCGGACGACTTCACTTCGCAGGACGAGCTGGTCCCGCACGAGGTGACGGTCGAAAAAGAGGGCGTCGATGCCAACGGCGTTCCGGTGAAACAGAAGATCAGCACGGTGAATCCGGGCGGGAAGTTGAACTAGGAGACAGAGACATGGATGGTTTGGAGCTGGTTTACACGCCGCAGCCGGGCGTGATTGCGTGGATGCATGCCGAGGGCGAGGATGCGGGTGCGCTCGACCTGGACAGCGGGGACGGCGTTGACGAGGTCGTCGATGACCTGGTCGATGACGGCGCGGGCGCTGAGGATGGCGCAGACGGCGCTGAAGGCAACGGAGAAGGTCAGGACGAGAAGATCGACGGCCGCAAGGGCTCGAAGGAGTTCCGCGAGGCGCTGAAGGCCTGGGAGTCGACTCCGGAGGGCGCGAAGTTTGCCAAGCAGGCGCGGGCCGACCACTTCCGCGCGCAGGAGATCGCGACGCTCGAGCCGGGCGGTGTGACTGCCATGCGCGAGAAGTACGCTCTGCTGGAGTCGGTGGGCGGCGCCGAGGCGATCACGCAGATGCAGGAGCGGATCGCGGAGACCGACTCGGTCGATGCGGCTCTGGCCGCGGGCGATCCGAAGGCGCTCGAAGCGCTGGGGCCGGACTTCGATCCGGGACTGGCGAAGCTGACGCCGCAGATCCTCGAACGGGTGATGAAGGCCGATCCGGAGGCGTATGCCGCCGCGATCCTGCCGCACCTGATGTCGGGCCTCGCGGGATCGCCGATGGTGGGCGACCTGAACCGCATGATCGACGTGCTGCAGGCACCGCACCTGGACGAGAAGGGCAAGCTCGAGGCCGTGACCAAGCTGCTGGGCCGCATTGGGCAGTGGTTCGATGCCAACGAGAAGAAGGCTGGCCAGCTGAAGACGGCTCCGGTGGACAAAGAACGGGCGCAGTTCGAGCAGGAGCGCACGAAGTTTGAACAGCAGCAGCAGGATGCGCACTGGAACAACAACATCATCCCGAGTATGGCGCAAGCCGAACGAACAAAGTTCGACGAGCTATTGCGTCCGTATATGGCGAAGATGAAGCTGACTCCGGCCCAGAAGAATGCCGCGCTCGCAGATTTTCGGAGCAAACTTAAAGGGGCGTGCAATGCGGACAAGGATTTTGTTCGAC